AGTCTCTGTGTTTGCTATTCCTCAAGAGTACACTGAATTGAGGAAACAACTATCGGTTATTCCATTGACAATGGACTAAGCTGGTAGATACACACTTCTCCCAAAAAGCAAACCTGAGAAACTCAAGCCGGGAGAAGTAGAAACTGATCCTAGAACCCTCATTGGATTGATAGGACATAGTCCAGACGAAGCAGATGCATTAGCCTTAGCGGTCTTTGGTCTTGAAAATCGATCCAGAACAGTCACTATCGGAGCTGGCTAACTATGAAAGAATTGAAATCAACAAGGCACTATCCTCATCGTGTTGGTGATAGTGTTTTTCTCGTTTATACAAACACCGAAGGTACAATCACTTTTGTTAATCGCAATAAACCCGAATGGGTGAAATTCCTTGGTCTTACAATCAAAGAAATGGAAGAACAACTCTAATGACTGAAGCCTACATCGCTAACGCCGGATTTAATCCAAGTTCTCCAATCAGTAATCTTCGACAAGGAAGAGAAGGATCGATTGCAGAACAAGTCATGAATGCAACTCTTCTACAGCGAGGAGCACAAATCAAAAAGCTTCTTGATCCACGAAGAGACATCGATGATGAGTGTGGATTTCCGAAGAATCATGAACTTACAATGGCTCAATATCAATATCTTTATGACCGAGAAGCAGTGGCTACCAGAGTGGTTGAAGTTCTTCCTGATGAATCATGGAAAGTTCAACCAACTATCTTCGAGGTACAGGATATTGATACAGAGACTGAGTTTGAAAAAGGATGGAATGAACTCAGTCGATCGATGCGTTCTGGAGATGGAGAAAAATCCTGGTTCGGTGGTAAACAGAATCAGGAAGGAAGTTCAATCTGGGAGTATCTCCATCGTATTGACAAGCTCAGCGGTATCGGAGCTTTTGGTTGTATTCTTTTGGGACTTGATGATGGAGTCGATCTGAGAAAACCAGTAATTAAAGGATAACACAAACTTCTATCTATTCGCGTTTTTGGAGAATCTCAAGTTGATATCAGGCGATTAGTGAATGACAAAAGTAGTCCAAGAAACGGAAGACCCGAAGAATACCATATCACTTTGTCTGATCCTGACGAAGACGCTACAGATAGCGTCGGTACAATGCTCGGAGACATCGATGTTCATTGGTCACGAGTAATTCATATTGCAGATATGCTTGGCTCTTCTGAACTCTTTGCCGTACCTCGTCTACGTCCAGTATTGAATAACGTTCTCAATCTTCGAAAGCTCTATGGTGGTAGTGCTGAGATGTATTGGCAGGGGGCGTTTCCTGGTTTAGGATTTGTTACTCATCCACAACTTGGAACCGATGTTACTGTTGATCAATCTTCGTTGAGATCAGCAATGACGAATTACAGTGCAGGACTACAGAGATACGTTCAAGCAACTGGAATGGACATCAAAAGTCTTGCTCCACAAGTAGTTGATCCAAGTAAACAGATCGATGTTCAATTGGAAGCCATTTGTATCAAACTCGCTATTCCAAAAAGAATCTTCCTAGGGAGCGAACGTGGAGAACTCTCTTCTTCACAAGATTCCAGCACATGGAATACAAGGATCAAACACAGGCAATCGATGTACCTTACACCTAGAGTGATTGTTCCTTTTATTGATCGTTTGATCAATCTTGGAATACTTCCCGAACCAAAGGATGGATACTCTGTAGACTGGCCTGAAATTGAGCAGCAGGATGAAGTGAAGAAAGCAGATGTGTCTCTCAAAAAGACTCAAGCACTTACTACCTATGTTCAAGGTTCTGGAGAGAACCTCATTCATCCGAAAGATTACCTGGTCAGAGTTCTTGGGATGAGTTCTGAAGAAGCAGATGAAGTGATCAAGTCCATTGATCCTGACGTATTTCCTGATGATGAGGATGATTGATCTGTTTCCCGGTTCAAGAGTGGAGCACGAAAACTAATGACTGATTTGGAAATTGCTCAGTTGATAGGACAGTACAATGAAACAGACAAGAAGGTGGTTCGCCTCCGTATAGAGAACTTTCTATTGAATGAAAAATTAACCACCTATCAAAAAACCTTTCAAAGACTTAATCGCCAATTGGTTTTCTTCCAGGGAAAGTTCTCGATGACTAAACACGAGAACAACAAACTGAGAAAAGAGAATCGACGGCTGAAAGGAGTTAGTCATGAAGAACTCTCTGAAAGCTGATCCTTCAAGAACAGCTACTCTCCGTCGAGTGTTTCAAACGGCGGTACAAAAACGATTCAATGAGCTTAAGCGTAGAATCAAGAAGCTCATTGAAACTGATGATGCTTTCGGATTGAAAGAATCTCGATCGTCTACAACGAATTCTGCTGTAATAACTAACACCCGATGGAAAGCAAGAACTTCAGACGAAAAGCTACGTCTATTTCAATCTTGGTTGTTTGATCAATATGCTGAATTAGGTTTAGACAGCATCACTCAAATCAAGAATGCTTTTTGGCATAAATACGTTGCTGATTCTTACATGAAGGGAGTACAGAGAGCGTTCATCGATAGTAGAAAAGACAAGCTTCAGAAGCTTGATTTCTTTGAAGGAACAAAACATCAATTTTTGAGTCAGTCTTTTGGTCATCCAGTCAGTATTGAAAAAGTGAAACTCATGAGTAGCCGGGTTCTCACTGATCTTCAGGGGGTGAATCAAGCCGTGGCTTCACAATTAAGCCGCGAGTTGACTGATGGATTTGCCCAACAGTTACACCCACGGGTGATAGCTTCCAACATAGCAAAAAAAGTTGATACAATTGGTAAAACTAGAGCCACAACGATCGCTAGAACAGAAGTGATCCGCGTTCATGCTGAAGGACAGTTAGATGCTTTCGAGAAGCTCGGAATTGAGAAGCTCGGAGTAGCCGTAGAATGGAGCACATCGGCTGATGATAGAGTCTGCCCGCTTTGTGAACCGCTTGAGGGAAAGTCTTTTACACTCAAAGAAGCTCATGGAGAAATCCCAAGGCATCCTAATTGTCGATGTACTTGGATTCCTGCTGATCCAGACTAAGGAACAAAATGAAATTGATTCTATCCATGATTATCGTTGTTGGACTTCTTTCAGTTGCTTCAACTCAGTCCCAAAACCTAGTCACTCAATCAAGCTATAATACCTACACGGCGGTCGATAGTCTTGAAACCCCGGTCCCCACTGAAGATTCAGGGGAAGTCAAATGGAGTGCCTATTTAGCAACAACGGGCGACACTAGAGGTATTGCTGAATACAGACTTCCTGATGGGAGTAGGATTGATATTCTTACTGAGTCAACAGCATGGGAAGTTGACTGGGATGACAAATGGGCGGAAGCAATTGGACAAAGTCTTTTCTACTGGCTATCCACTGACAATGATCAAAAACGAAATCCAGGTATTGTTCTTCTAAGAAGAACTTCATCTGACGAATACTACCTGAGGTGTTTATCTGTCGTACGTGAATTGAGAAACCACGGAATTGAAATGAATCTCAAAGTACAACCTGTAAAGTCAGGGAGATGAGTAGGTATGAACCATCAAGAAATTACAATCAGGTGGATGATTCGAAGTGATTTCTCTGACGTGATAATACTGGCTAATTCAGAATATCCTGATTATTGGAACTTCGAACGTCTTCAAGTGTTTCTTCGACATAGGAATACGATAGGGTTAGTTGTTGAACACAATTTCAAATTGATTGGCTACGCAATTTACATCTTAGGAAAATCTGAACTGACTATTTCCAATTTGGTTGTTGATAAAAACGTTCGACGACAAGGTGTTGGAACTCTGGTAATTGATGCGTTGAAATCCAAACTCAGTCGTAGAAAAACATTGAAAGTAATTATTGATGAACGAAGATTAAGTACTCAATTGTTTTTCAAGTCTTGCGGATTCAAAGCAATAGGTATCCTCAGGGGTTCCATTACTGGTTTCGACCAGGATGGTTACATGATGGAGTTTTCAAAAGAGTCTAAGTCTCCTGGTGTGAATAGAATCCAAGCGTATCTGGAGCACCAGTGAAATCAGAATATACTCCGACAGAAACAAGACTGCTCAACGTCTTAGGAGATGGTAAACCACATAATAGAAAGGAGCTAAGACTCAAATGTTTGAACGATGAATTATCAGAGAGTGGATTGAAGATGGCTATCAGTAAACTCAGAAAGAAGATCAATCCAATAGGTCAAGACATTATCTGCACCGCAACTCGATTCGAGTACATCCTCGTTCGTTTAATTGCTCCAAACTCAAAGGAATAACATTGAAGCTGCACAAAGAACTATGGAAACAGGCTAACTCACTCACTGAAGAAACCCTCAACCTGA